GTAACGGTGTTAGCTGTTAGTCCAACATTAGAACCCAAAGAAGCAGCAGAGTGTGCGAGGAAGTATGGGAAATCTGCAGGTTGAATAGCTCCAGAGGTGCGGTAGTTCAACTTTTTACCTTTACCGAAAGTGATGGTATATTCATACATCCAATAACTCTCTCCCAAAGGACCTTGTAAGCTGCCAAAGTTAGTAACCTTCTTCATTTCCTTGCGTACAATGAAAGCAGTCTTATTAATAGGAGTTTGAAAACTCTCAATATTTCCTAAATATGGTTGAGCTTGCTCTAATAGAGTATTCTGTAAAAAACTGGTAGCACCACTTAAAATATTATCAGCGGAGTTGCAATTTCTTTGCTTTAACACCATATGACGGATAATAGCACGGTTATTAGTAGGCGTAAGATCAGGGAACATGTGCTTGTAGTATCCACGGATTACCAATTTCTTTAACAGAACGGAATTTCCCACTCTTTGGTACTCATTTACTCCTTGTTGGATATCAGGCATCAATTTGAGAAGACGGGGCTGTGTGATGTCTTCAAAGACATCAGTATTCACTGGAATAGAGTGAATAGAAGTTTTGAGTTCGCGTGTAGAGTTAACTACGGACAAAACTCGTTTAGAAAAGTTAGCTTTTCGTGTTCTGCGGGCACGAGGACGGCGGGAGCGCTTGTAACGACGGTTCTTTATAGGCATTCCTATAATGTATATAAAGATAATAATTCTCTAAATAACTTTTTCTAAAATATCAAATTGCTTTACTTGATAAATTCTCCTTGTGAGTTGATATATTTCTTCTGTAGTCCTAAACGACCAGGTCTCCTTTGGAGAACATGGCGTAGTTATAATAATCCTTTTAGCCCTTAATTGTCTTGAACCTCCTTTACATTCTACACGATACTCATATCTATCCAATATTCGCAATAACTCATTAAATGTAGAAAAAGAAGGACGGTAGTCATCAATAATAACGTCACTATGTCCGTCATAACCTTCCCACCATTTATTTGAACCCATACAAACATAAGGGTCTTCACACATCTCATACGCACTTTTTGTTTTTCCTGTACCTGAAGGACCATAAAACCAATACACCTCCGGTAACCAATCTCGTGCGGGCTCAAAATACTTAAGACGCACTTCCGCCATCCTAACGGACTGATAAGATGTTGCCGAAGAAACAATATCTCTCATTGTGTAACTACCTGTTTTAATTGCGGCCAACGTTGTATCAACGTCTGTACGCTTGCCTTGTTGCGGCTTTGTACCAAATTCCTTAAACACTTCATTTTTAGCCTTATATTTACCTTCGTGGTTGGTGTAGTCTCCTTTACAATATTCTATTGCCTGGTCAATTGCCTTAGCTACCTCTATATGTCTTCCATCCATCACCTTTCGGGCGGCACTGAAGCTTTTCGCATTCTCAAAATACACAAAACCTTGCAGATGAAGTCGTTTTGTAGTTGGACAAATCTCCTCACCCCAACATAAATATGCATACGGCATCTGTAGTAAAAATTGTTCGTCTCGCTCATAATCAGTAAAACAATAAGCTCGGGCTCTCGCCATAATATAATACTATATATTAATACCTTTATATTATTGCACATAAGTAGTTACACAGAAGTCGGGGGGTAATACTGACCCCCGACTTTTCCCTAAACCTTGGGCGGTTAACATTGTGGCTAAAACGGACCATAATGTTTATTCTATTTTCTCCCCCTTCGCAGAAGGGTGAGAAGGTTGAGAAAAAAGAATAAAGATTGAGCTAAAAGCCAAAGTTCATTCATGGGCCTCCGGCGGCCTTAGCCGGGGGCTTTTTTTTCTGCGATGCAGCTAAAGCTGCATCAGCAGGCCACAAATCCCGTCGAATTATGCATCGTAGTAATATGCTGTAGTAGTCATATTCATAGTAACGGTGTTAGCTGTTAGTCCAACATTAGAACCCAAAGAAGCAGCAGAGTGTGCGAGGAAGTATGGGAAATCTGCAGGTTGAATAGCTCCAGAGGTGCGGTAGTTCAACTTTTTACCTT